GGAATAATGCATTACTAGTTATTGAAAATGCAAATATAGGATGGGCGGTAATACAAGTAGCAATTGATAAAGGATATGAAAATTTATATTATTCTTATAAACAAGATGCATATGTAGATGAAGATGTACATTTAAGAAAAGGATATGATTTAAAAAATAAAGGACAAAAAGTTCCTGGATTTTCTACTACATCAAAAACAAGACCTTTGATAATATCCAAATTAGAAACATATTTTAGAGAAAAGTCACCAGTTGTAAAGTCAAAACGATTGGTAGATGAATTATATGTCTTTATATGGAATGGTAGTAGAGCAGAAGCACAAAGAGGATATAACGATGATTTGGTGATGGCATTTGGAATTGCATTATGGGTTAGAGATACTGCATTAAGATTACATCAACAAGGAGTTGACTTGTCAAGAAAAGCTTTAGGTGGCTTTGGTAAGACAACTGGAGTATATTCGACAGGTACAGATAAACCAAAAGAGTGGCAATGGAAATCAGGTGATAAGGACAATGAAGATTTAACCTGGCTTTTAAAGTAACAAGATATTTATATAAAAGTGGAAAATTATGGCAGACACATCATTAAGAGCGCGATTAGGTAGATTATTTGCAACAAACGTAGTTGTTAGAAGGATTGCAAAGAATCGTCTTAAGGCCGTCGATACAAATCGATTACAATCAACAGGAAATTTAACAAACAAAAGGTATGTTGATAGATTTTCTGGAGTACATAAAGGTATGCCTGGTTACGGGACATATAATCAAAATCAGACATTTCATACATCTAAAATAGAATTATTTACAGATTATGAAGCAATGGATATGGATCCTATATTATCATCAGCATTAGATATATATGCAGACGAATCTACTGTTAAAGATGCAGATGGAGATACATTAACAATTTCATCTCCGAATGATGAAATAAGAAAAGTATTAAGAAATTTATTTTACGATGTATTAAATATAGATTACAATTTATGGCCATGGATTAGAAATGCTTGTAAATATGGAGATTTTTATTTACATCTAGATGTTGAAGATGAAATAGGTATTGTAAATGTAACCCCTGTTTCAGCATATGAAATTAGACGAGATGAAGGATTTGATCCTGAAAATCCATATGCACATAAATTTACTATGGAAAATACACATGGTGGTGGAAATAATCAATGGACAGGTGGAGGCGGAGGATCTCCGACAGAATTTGAACCATATGAAATTGCACATTTTAGATTATTATCAGATACAAACTTTTTGCCATATGGTAAATCGATGATCGAAGGCGCAAGAAAAATTTATAAACAATTAACTCTTATGGAAGATGCGATGTTAATCCATAGGATAATGAGAGCGCCAGAAAGAAGAATTTTTAAAATAGATGTAGGAAATATACCACCTGCAGAAGTTGATAATCATATTCAAAATATTATCAATAAAATGAAGAAGGTTCCTTATATTGATGAAAAGACAGGAGATTATAATCTTAAATTTAATATGCAAAATATGATTGAAGATTTCTTTTTACCTGTACGAGGAGGAGAATCTGGAACAGCAATAGAATCATTACCAGGAATGTCATCAGATGGTCAAATTGAAGATATTGAATATTTAAGAAACAAAATGCATTCGGCATTAAAAATACCAAAAGCATTTTTAGGATATGATGAGGGAGTTGAAGGTAAAGCAACATTGGCAGCAGAAGATATTAGATTTGCAAGAACAATAGAAAGAGTTCAAAAAATATTTGTTTCTGAATTAACTAAGATTGCAATTGTACATTTATTCTCTCAAGGATTTAAAGACGAAGATTTAGTTAACTTTGAACTAAACTTAACTAATCCATCTCTTATATATGAAAAGCAGAAAGTTGAAACTCTTAATGAAAAAGTTGGACTCGCTGCATCGATGATAGAATCAAATCTATTTTCTCAAAGATGGGTGTATGAAAATATATTTGGTTTAAGTCAAGATGAATGGCTTGCAGAACAAGAACAAGTTATTCAAGATTTAAAACAATCATTTAGAAGAGAACAGATTAAAGCGGAAGGTAATGATCCTAAAAAGACTAATATGAGTTTTGGAACACCTCATGATATAGCTTCAATGCATGTTGCTAACAAAGGAGGATTGTTACCAGGCCAAGAACAAGAACATGTTGCAGGTCCAGGTAGACCACAAGGACCGATTAATGGTAAATCTCATAATTCAACATTTGGTAGAGATCCATTAGGAGGCAAAGAAATAGGAAAAACATTTGCAACCGATGCTTCACCGTTGCAACATAAGTATAAAGGAAGCTCACCACTAAGTACAGAAAATTTAGAAGTGAGTAATTTAATTGCCTCCATGAAAAAGACATCTAAAGTTATACAACAAACGATGTTGAATGAAGACAAATTAGATGATAATGGAACAATGCTAGACGAGAACCAGTTATTAGAAGAATAATCTAATATGGATTTCCGAATTGCTAGCATATTTATTAAAAAAATATGATTATACGGGGCGAACTTTCATGAAACGAATAAAACATTCAAAGGTAAAAAATACCGGACTAATATTTGAATTGCTTGTACGACAAGTTGCATCTGACACAATGAACAATGTAGATTCGAAGGCACTTCGAATTATCAAAAGACATTACAATTCAAAGTCAGAAATTCAAAAAGAATTAAAATTATATAGAACAATTGCAGACGAGAAATTTTCGTCAGAATTAAAAGCTGAGAGATTTGTTGAAGCAGTTATAAAGGCACGAGTTAAATTAAACGAATCTCAATTGAGACGTGATAAGTATAATTTAATAAAAGATCTTAAAGCTAATTATATAGTTGAAGATTTTTTCAAATCTAGAGTTAAAAATTACAAATTACATGCATCAACTTATAAGTTGTTTGAATTTAATTCTGCAGATGACCCTAAAGAATATATATCAAGTAAATTTTCATTAATTGAACATGTACAATTATCTACTAAAAAGCAAGAGGATGCCCCAAGTCTTACTTCAGAACATAAAGATGTACGTATATTAGCTAGTAAATTAGTAGTTGATAAATTTAATGAAAAATATTCTAATTTAGGAGCATCTCAAAAGAAGATGTTAAAAGAATATATTAATAATGTTACTAATTCGGTTAAGTTAAAAAAATATATATTATCTGAAACAACTAAAATAATAGATATTATATCAACATTAAAATCTTCAATTTCAAGTAAGGTAATAAAAATTAAATTACATGAAGTTTCTAATTTGTTATCAGAGTTAAATAAAAAACATACAATTGAAGATAAAGATGTTTTAACAATGTTACGTTATTATGAATTAGTAAATGAACTTAAAAAAGCAGGGAGTAAATAATGTCAGGAGTAAATTATCATTTGAACCATTCACAAACAGGGTCAGCCGAAAAAGATAGATTAGGTATTCCAGGTACATATTATGCAGCAAAGAAAGTAGCAGCAGGAACAAACTTAATGTTTACCGGATCAGATTATGGATATGGAGCAATTCTAATAGGAAATGCAGCAGCAACAGCAAATACTAAAATACATACTATAAACGGCGAGACTATTGATGGTAATGATTTATTAGCTGGAACTATATATGAAATAGCTCCACAAAAAATAGTTGCTGATACAGGCGATGTATTTGCACTTAAAAGACTTAAATAGGAGATAGCAATGGATTACTTAAATAAATTCAAAGAGTTTTTAAACAAAGAAGCGGTAGATAATATAGATGATAAAGAAGCAGCGACTAAGTTTAAAAATTTAAAAGATAAGGATATTGATAATGACGGTGACGTAGATGATTCAGATTCTTATTTACATAATAAATTAGGCGTTGTAGCAAAAAAGACAGAACATTTTGATTTAGACAAATTCTTGCAAGACAATGGTTCTGAAGGGATGGATGAAATGTCATCTACTGCAGGAGTACCTGGATATCAAACACCAAATGCATTTAGTAAATCTGAAGAAGAAGATGAAAATGATGTTGCAGAAACAGGTGATATGAAAAAAGTAGAGAGTCAGTATAAAAAAATGATCAATCAAATGACGGGTCTATCTGAATCGTCATATAGAGAATTTAAAAAAGATCCTACATCTACTCCCCAACAAAAAGTTAACAGAGGAATTAATGAAGTTAATAAAATGTTAGGTGCAATGGAAAAAATTGTTAATAACAATTTAAGACTTAAAACTGAAATGGGAGTTCAATCAAATCATTTTTGGAAATCGACAGGTAGTAGGTTTGCAAAAATAAATGAAAGAATGACTAGAATTGCTAATAGATTAAAGGAGCTTTCACAATGATACCAGATAGAACTTGGCAACAATTTATTAAGGCTAAAGATAATAAAGATTTATCCTTAACAGAACAAAAAAGAAAATATTCTGACGAACGTAAAAAAGTCGAACAACATAAGGCATTTATTAACTCAGGATTATTTATACAGGGACTAAAAAATGGATAAGCAATTATTAGTAGATTATACAGTATTTGAAGTTTCGCCTACACAAGTAAATGAATCATTAACACAAAACAATGGTAAATTAGTTGTAAGTGGTGTACTTCAAAGAGCAGAAGCAAAAAACCAAAATGGTAGAGTATATCCAATGGAAACATTAGTACGTAAGCAAAAAAATATACAGAATCATTTATTGCAGAAAGAAGAGCATTGGGAGAACTAGATCATCCAGATTCATCTGTTGTTAACTTAAATAACGTATCTCATAATGTATTAGATATGAAATTTAAAGGAAAAGATTTAGTTGGTACTGTAGAAGTATTAAGTACACCTGCAGGTAATATATTAAAAGAACTTTTTAAGAGTGGAATTAGATTAGGTATATCATCACGAGGAATGGGATCAGTAAAAGAAGTAATGAGAGAAGCTGGAGAGACATTAGAAGTTCAACCAGACTTTGAATTGATTGCATTTGATTTTGTTTCTAATCCATCAACTCATGGAGCTTTCCTTTCTCCAGTAAATGAATCAAAAGGAAACATTGCTGTAAACAAATTTGCAGGTGTTGAAAGAATTATAACTGATATTATTACGGAGTTTTAAAAATGGCATTAGAAGATTTACAATCACAATATGGTCCTTTAAATAATAAAGGACAAAAAGGAACTGGTAAAGTTGTTGATACATTAGCATTTGAAGGAGATTCAAACTTAGGACATAAAAATGCTAATAGCAAATACAAAACAACAGAGAATAATGGCACACCAGAAAAATCAGGCGACGGGTTAGCAAAAGGGAAATAATAATGAAACTAAAAAAATTATTAGAAAGTACGCCAGGATTTGAAAATAGAAAGTTCGGAGATAAATTGCCTACATTAGACAGTGTTCAAAGAGCATTTGAAGCTAAGAAAGACATAAAAGAAGAAGATGTAAATACTACCGGCGAATTTGATTATGACTATTTTATAAAACAAATTGAAGCTGTAATGGAAACTACAGAAGAAATGGAATATGAACTTCTTCAAACATTAGATGGGTTAGCTGAGAATGATGATGTATATGGTTTAGTTTCAGATAAGGCAGAACAAGCAGCCAACCAAATAAGAAGATATATAAATGGTGCTACTAAACAATTAGAAGGCATTCAAAAATTATTAGACAGATCAAAAAGAATAAAGGCATTTGATCAATAAGGAGACCACTATGAAAAAGTATGAAAATCAATTAATGAAACATATCCTTAACGAGAAGTATTTAGGCGAGGAAGAAGATAAGAAAATGACTAAAGAAGAAAGATCTGCATTTTTAGAAGCAGTATCTAATTTTCATAAGTTAGGTGAGATGGTATATGCTAAAGGTGGACTACAAGAAGTTAGTACAACATTGCAAAGCGTGGTAGAACAGGCTGAAAAATTGACTTTGTCAGAGTCAGAACATTGGTTCGATAATGTTACAGTATCTAGACACATGAAACAAATGAATGAGGCTTATAAAGTATTTGAAAAGACTTCAAGTGAAATGACAGGCCTACAACAAAGATTAGAATCTGCATATGAAGATATGGGGACAGTTTTAAACCGTTATTATAAAATAGGAGAATCTTTAAAAGATTCAGAATAATTAGGATTGTTGAAAAATAATCTTTATATTAATACTTTATAAAACATAAATAAGTTATATGAACAAACGATTAAAAAGACAAAAGTCAGTATTACCAGGCGCGGTAGGCGTTAAAGTTGTTTCTTACCAAAAGAAAAATCATAAGACCGGTAAAATAGAAACAGTATATGATATTGCACATGCATTAAGATCTTTCAAAAAAGAAATTAAGGAAGCTGGTATTCTACAAGAATATAAAGATAGAAGGTATCATATTCCAAAATCTGCAAAGAAAAGGGAGATGATGCAACGTGCTAAATATTTCCAATGGGTGTCTGATCTACACCAAGAATAAATAAATTTTCATTTCTCGAGAAGGTTTTTGCGTATACTTGTATATATATTAGTATAACGATACCGTATTCCAATATACGGTCACTCAACTAAATATCTATGAGTACTTGATGTACTCCAATTGAGGCTCTTAATAGCCTTATTTCCAAATTAAATAAGAGGAGAACAACTATGGCAAAAAATAACTTGCTAAAAGAAGCAATTGCTGACGCGAAAGCGGTAAGAGAAACAGCACTTGCAAATGCAAAAATTGCATTAGAAGAAGCGTTCACCCC